AGCGGGCGGTGGGCCAGTAGTTGCCATAAGTCGGCGTCAGTCGGGCCGGCTCGTCGCCGAGGTCCATCATCCATTGATCGGCGGGCAGGACCTGCAGGTCGCCGTTGTTGTCGGTGTAGGTAATCGAGGTGACGCTCTGCACCGGCGGCTTCTCCAGGCGGAGCGTGATGTCGCGGTAGGCGTCGGTCGAGAGGCGGCGATTCGAGCGGGCCCACATCCGGCGGCCGGACCAGATCTGCCAGTCCTGCCAATAATTCGGGAAGCGGTCGATCAAGAACTGCCAGGTCTGCGTGCAAAAGGCGCGGCGGGTGTAGGTCTCGCAGTAGACCCGCGCGGCGACGCCCAGCGAGGCCAAGTACTCGAAGTCGTCCGGGTCGTCGACGCGGCAGTGCCGGGCCAGCTCTTCCACGCTGACAGGCTCTTCGGTCGGCGGCGTCAGCAGAACCAAGCCCATGTAAATCTCGAATCACGGGAGGGGGAGAAGAGGAGAAGAGGAGAAGAGGACTGGTATTTGTCTCCTCTGCTCCTCTTCTCCCCCTCTCCTCTTCTTCTTTTCTGTGTTACGAGGTGGCCGGGGCCAGCATGAAGATGTACGTGCTGGCCGAGAGATCGCTGGCGACGAGCTGCTGGATCTGGCCGTTGACGGTGACCGCGGCCTCGAAGTCGGTGCCGGGGACGCGGACCGCCAGGGCCCCGCCGAGCGTCGGCGCGCCGAACACGGCCAGCACCCGCTGGCCGATGGTGGTTCCGGCCACGGTGACCGGGCCGGCGGCCTCCACGCCGGCGGCCGCCTTGAGCGTCAGGCCGGTGAAGGTCATCTTGGCCAGGGTCACCGCGCCCGCCGCGATCAGCGCCGTGGTGATGTTGGCCGCCGCGATGCAGGCCGTGGTGACGGCCGATCCGGCGATCTTGGCCGTGGTGACGGCCGATCCGGCGATGTCCGCCGTGGTGACGGCGCCGGCCGCCATCAGCAGCGTGCCCAGGGACATGTCCAGCGTGCCCACGCCGGGCCAGACGAGGGTGCCAGCGGAGCAATCGAGGATGCCGCCGGCGTCGATGGTCAGCGTGCCGCCGATGTGCGACTCTTTGCCGCCCTGGGCGGTATAGTTCAGGACGTCGACGTTGGGGTCGCGGGCCAGGGTCATGTTCGCTCCTCAAACGGATGAGGGATAAGGGATGAAGGACGAGGGCCCTTGGCCCTTATCTCTCATCCCTGATCCTTGAAAAAAGGGGCCGCCGGGCGCGGCGGCCAGCGGGTCGCGCGATACGCACGCACCCGGAATGGGTCGCGCTCGAGGGCCCCGGCGCAACGCGTTACGTTATTGGTTGACCGGCAGCAGCAGCGCTTCGAGGATGTCGGCGCTGGGGGTCACCGGCACGGCCTTGCCGTGGTGCAGGATGGCGATCGCACCGGCAATGGTGATGTTCGCCGTGGCGCGGGTCACCCAGAGCTGCACGTAGCGGTTGAGCGGGCGGTAGAGCTCCAGCACGATGAGCTTGTCGCTGCTGGCGCCGCCGGCGTCGGTGATCGCCGTGGCGCCGGTGGTGGGCGCCTGATCGCTGCCGTTGGCCAGCGTTCCGTCGCACAGCGCGGGGGTGATCACGGCCGTGGTCACGACCGTGCCCAGCAGGAGCACGACGGTAATGCTGTCGTAGCCCTCGCTGTCGAGCACGACGCCCTTCTGGGTGTCGGTCGTGCCGGCCGCCACGGGCAGCATCGCTACGCGGAAATCGGCGTTGTTGACGAGCTGGTTCTTCACGGGGAGCTCCTAGCTAAAGTTCAGGAGGAACACTGATTAGCGCTAATCAGCGCTAACTAGCGTTCCGTCTATCGTTTCCGCGGATGGTGGTGGGCGGCGTTCTCGGGCGGCCCGATCGCGGCCGATTCCATGCCCGCCTTGGGCTGCGGGCCGTCGCAGACGGTGGCCTGGCCGCGGGCGATCATGCGATCGGCCACGTCGGCCGGCACGTCCACCACCGCGCCCGGGTCGTCGTATTGGCCGCCGTTGCCCACCCGGCCGCCGGTCAATTTCACTCGCATCGCCAGCTCCTTCTCACTCGCCACTCGCCACTCGCCACTCGCCACTGTCTTAGTGTTGCAGCACCTTGACCGGGTGCGTGCCGGCGTCGAGCAGGTTGCCATCGCAGCGCATGAAGGCCACGAAGCCCTCCTGGTCGTAGTCGGCGTAGCGCTCGACCAGGCGGCGGAGGCGGATCGTGCTCACGTCGCGGATCTTGTACTTCGACAGCGCGCCGAAGACCACGGTCTTGTTGGTGCTGGCGATGGTGGAGGCCATCTGCTGGTTGTTGGTGATGGGATAGTTCCAGAGCCGGTCCGGATCGCCGGCGTTGACGCCGGCGGACCAGAGATAGCGGCCCTGGGCGTCCTTGAGCAGGCGCAAGGCCAGGCAGATCTGGTCGTGGAACATCATGCCCACGCCGGGCAGGTCCCGGTAAGCGGGATCGACGGAGTGGATCAGCTTCAGCACGTCGTCGGTGGCGATCGCCGTGGAAGAGGCGGCCGTGACGCCCACGGGGGCCACGGTCAGCAGGCCGGTGGCGTCGTTGATCCCCGAGCCGGTGGTGAAAGAGATGTTCTGGCGGCGGCCCAGCCGCTCGCCCAGGAGCGAGCCCAGGGTCACGGCCAGGTCGAAGGCGGAGTCCTGCAGCAGCTCGGCGGCCACGCGGACCAGCTTCGAGCCGAACTTGTAGGCGCGGAAGGTGACCGCCGAGAACACCACGTCCACCTCGGTGACCTGGGCGTTCTCGCCCAGCAGCTCGCCGGTGTTGGTGGTGTCGTTGACGCACGGCCAATCCATCTCGGCACCGGTGTCGGTCCGCATCACATCGGCCACCTGCCGCATGCCGCCGTAACGCAGGAGGGCCCGTTCCAATTGGGGCACGAAGCCCGGGGCCACGGTGTAGCCGCCGCTGGCGTCCACGCCCGCGGCCATCGCCCGCACTTCGCGGCGATAGTCCTGGCGGACCTCGGAATAGTTCCGGCCCAGGCGGATGGAAAGCGTCTTCTGGGCGGGCCGGATGCCTGCCCGCTGGCAGGCCGCCAAATGGCGCTCTTCGAGCTCCTCGCCCGATTGCGCCCGGCACCAGGCTTGCAGGGCCAGGCAGCGGTCGGCCTCGGTCACCGCGGGATGATTGGGATCGACCCCGCCGCGATCGGCGGCCTGCTCGGCCGCGGGCTTGCCGCCGACGTCGCTGCGGCCCACGTCCGAGACCCCGGCCGGCTGGGCCAGGTCGGACTCGATGAGGGCCAGCCGCTGGCCGATCTGCTCGGCCTGGTGGATCTGCTCCAGATCGGCCTTGTGGCGGTCATAGTCGGCGTTGAGCTGCTCCCAGTTGGCCTGGTCTTCCGGCTTCCAGGCGTCGTGGCGGCCGGCCATTTCCTTGATCTTGGCGGCCAGCGAGGCGCGGGTTTCCAGAAGCTCTTTGGCGTTGGGCATGATGGCGCTCCCTCTGAGAAGACGGCCGAGGGGCGCGGAAGAGTGGCGCCGCCCTCACGGCTCTTTGATGTTCGGGTAACGAATCAAAAGCCATCGCTGAAGGCGGATCGCCGCTGGCACGGCAGAGGCCAGACCCACCGCACTCTCCGGTACCCGGCCGTCAAGGCGTCCGCAGCCCGGGAGGCGTGATGATTTCGCAAGAGTGCAGTCTGGCAGTTGCCGGGGGAAGATTCCAGGGAAGATTTGGGGCGCCATTTCCCGGGAAATCGAGAGGGGGAGAGGAGGAGAAGGGGAGAAGGGGAGAAGGGGAGAAGCGGAGAACGGCGCATTGACGGTCGCCGGCCAGGGCGGTATCATGGTTGCGGCGCCCGCGGATCACAGGCCGTGGGCGCCGAGCCGTCCCATAGAGGAGCCCGTCGCCGCATGAAGCGGTGGCGGGCTCTCAGCTTATGGTGCAGCGGTCTCCTCTTCTTGACTTGCCTCCGTCCCATCCGTCAGCGCCGGCACGGCCGCCACGGGTACCGCCGGGTCCAGGGCCCAGAGGATGCGCATCTTCTGCGCCCAGGGCAGGATGCGACGCATGGGGACGATGAAATTGAGCCCGGGGCCGGCCCCCTGGGTCAGCATGCCGATGTAGCGGCCATCCTTCAAGAACACGCCGCCGCCGGAGCAGCCGGGATACGCGGGCAGGGTGGTCTCCTCGAAGCGCTTGCCGGTCTTCAACGGGTCGGCGTCGGTCTGCGAGATGATGCCCAGGCTCAGGCACTGCCAGCCGTCGGCACAGCCGACGTGGACCAGCTCCGTCCCCACCGCCTGGATTTTCGCCGTCAGGTCGAACTTGGCGCTCACCGCCAGGGGCCGGAAGTCGTTTTGCAGGACCTCCAGCAGGGCCAGGTCCTCGCCGGCGTCCGGGTCGCTGTAGGCGATCACGCGGGCCTCGATTTTCGACTGCCCCACCAGCCGGCCGCCGTCGCGGTACTCTTGTGAGATCGTCGGGTTCTTGAAGGTGCCGTCCGCCTGCCGCAGGCCCGCGACGACGTGGCCGGCCGTCCAGACGTAGGTCCGCGTCACCGCGCCGACCTGGCGAGTCACCAGCACGCCGGTGCCCAAGCCTTCGCCCACGTCCACCATGCAGGTGACGGCCTGCAGATCGTCGTAGACGCCGGCCAAGGCCGCGCTGGGGAGCAGCAGGGAAACAAGGAGGATCGCAGCATGCAGTTTCATGGTCGAGGTTCCCTTGGTAAAGAGAGGGGGAGAAGAGGAGAAGAGGAGAAGAGGAGAAGAGGAGAGGCATGCGGCTTGTTGTCTCCTCTTCTCGGTTTCCTGGTTTCAGCAGTCCGATTCCGCGTCGATCTCCACGGCCCGGGCGCGGCGCTGGCGTAGCAGGCGGGTCTCCAGCTCGCCGGCCGCCTTCCACGCTTCGTGGGCCGCGCGGGCCTCGGCCAGATCGTCGATCGTGCGGGCGCCGGCGGTAGTGCCCTCATAGGCGGGGAACGTCACGGGGGAAACGTCGTAGAGCTCCACGCCGCGGATCTCGCGGACGTCGACGCCGTCCTCGGTCCGCCAGTTCTGATCGGTGACCTGGAAGGAGAAGCTGCTGCCGGTCACGTCGCCGCGGCTCAAGAGTGTGATCACGTCGCGGCCGGCCTGCGTCTCCGGCGGGTCGGTCTCGTAGCGCAGCCCCTTGCTGTCGTCGAACAGGCGGCAGGTTTTCGCGCTCGTGCGGCCCAGCACCAGGTTCGGATCGTGGTTGAACAGGGCCCGGCAGTCGTCCTCGGCGATGGCGCGGGTGA